GCAGATTTTATGTTTGCTTTAATGTCAACTGAAGAGTTAGAAGCTCTAGGTCAGATGAAGATTAAACAACTTAAAAACAGATACAATGACCCAAGCGTCAACAGGTCATTTATCGTAGGTGTAGATAGAGCAAAGATGAGACTATATGATGTAGGTCAAAATGCACAATCAATTGTTGACAGCAATCAAAAAGAAGTAGAACAAAAAGAGGTCGCTTACGATAAGTTTAGTGACTTCAAATTATAATGCCAAAGAAAAAGAAAACTCAAAAAGTTAGATTTCATAAAGGTGATAAGAGGCCAGGAGGTAAACAAGGTAAATTGTCTTACGATACTAAATTAGTTAAACGTGGTAGAAAAATGGTATGGCAGGTAATTGAACAGCCTACTAACTCAATCTTATCGGAATATTTCTTTGAAGAAGACGCACAAAAATTAGCAGACTTCCAAAATAAACATAAAGTCTGGCAAGCTAATGGTGGTGTACCACCTTTCCTTTGTTTAAATTATATGTCAAGAAACTAGTTGCCAAATGCTCCTAAATATAGTAGGAGAGAATAATGGCATACGATTTTATACCAAAGTCACAGGCAGATATACAAAAGGCAGGTGTGTTTCTAAAAGAACACGCAAGAGTCTATGAATATCTACACAAAAAATTCAATAGAAATGACCCTATTGCTTTAAGTTTAAAACCTGCTGAAAAGAAAACTATCAAAGTCACTAGAGCTTTTCAAAGTGTCACCACTATACAAGAGTTAAATCAGGCAATCAAAATCAAAGATACAAAACTTTCTTTTGGTGAGGGTAGTAGAGGTGGTAGAGGTGTTGCTAATAAAGGTGGTCAGTTTGAGATAGACTTAACAAAAGATTTAGAGACTTGGTGGGAAGATGAAACAAATTATAAGAGTAAACACTCTAAAAAAATTATAGAAGAAATGTCTAAAGAGTATGGTTGGGCAAAGTCTAAAAAATTTGATGTAAATAATGAAGGTGGATTAAATCAAAAAAGACCATTAATATTTACAGACCAACCTTATATCGGAACATCCGGTGACCAAAATATTGGAAAAACGGTTACAGACATAACGGTGACCACAGATAAAGGTCCTGTTTACTTATCATTAAAAGCAACAGGTACGGTAACATTCTTTAATGCTGGTGTTACCAAATATTTGATTGCAGATGAAATGAGAAACCATAGAACAATTAAAAACAAACAAGGTCTGACATTGTTAAAAATGTTAGGTTTAAACCCTAGAAAATTAGCAGATGTTTTTAATTCATATGGTGGTAAACAAGAGAGATTTACAGAAAATGTTTATAATAAATTAGAAAGACCAAAACTTATAAAATTTTTAAAGTCTGGTATGGGTTATGGATATCATTATGTACACGCAAAAAACCCTAATGAAATACATCACTTTAAAATGACAAAGGAGTTTATGACAAAACTAGCCAATCCTACGTCAGCCGTCGCTTATTATGGTGGTAAAAAGAGTGCAGGTAAACGTGTAGATATTGATATTGAAACACCATTTATTACCTTGAAAATCAACATAAGAAATAAGCAAGGTGGTGTATATCCTAGCCATATTATGTGTGATTATACTTTCAAAAAATATAAATAGTAATGTGATTTAATATTGACAATTATGGAAAATTTTGGTATAATGGACAAATTGGAGAGCAAATGTTTAGTTTTAAAGGATTTTTTACACAGGAAAAGAACACACACCTAGAACACCTAGAAGATGATATTATTAATAATGGTGTAAAGGGTGGTGAAAACGCAATCAACTTCCTAAAATCGGTAAGAAATATGTTAGCCGGTAACACCGGTGGTGCAGTTAATATGACCGTTAAATGGGACGGTGCGCCTGCTATTATATGTGGTCAAAATCCAGAAAATGGCAAATTTTTTGTTGGTACAAAATCAGTATTCAACGTCACTCCTAAAATAAATTATTCACTATCAGATATAAAAAGAAATCACGGTACTTCAGGTGCTGGTGAAAAACTTATCTATACATTTAATTTTCTTAAAAGATTACCTATAAAAGGCATACTTCAAGGTGATTTATTGTTTACAGAAAAAGATAAGAAGATTGTTAATATTGATGGTGAAAAAATGATTTCATTTACACCTAATACAATTACATATGCAGTACCAGTTGATAGTGATATTGGTAGAAAAATTGCAAGAGCAAAAATGGGTATAGTATTTCATACTTCATATACTGGTAAAGATATGAAAAGTTTGTCAGCAGGTTTTGGTACCGTTAGAGGTAGCGGTGGTTCTAATATATTCTTGGCGTCAGCACAATACACCGATAAATCTGGTTCAGTAATGTTTAACAAAAGAGAATTAAATGCCTTTGACGCTCAAATTAGAATGGCTGAAGGTTCTTTATCAAAAGCAAAAACATTATTAAATGATATGTCAACAGCAAGAGAAGACCCATTATCAGTTGCATTTAGATTAAAAACTTTCTTTAATTACTTTATTAAAAACACGCAAGGTGATATGGGTAAAGTAAGAGATATGCAACAAAAATTTAGAGATTATTATAACAATATGCTACAAGGTGAAATAGATTCTAAAAAAACTTCTAAAGGTAAAGAGAAATATATTAAGGCACAAAAAGAAGGTTTAAGATTAATAGATAGAAATAAACAACAATTATACTTTGCTATTGCTAGTCATATTACTTTAGCAAATTGTAAAAATACTTTATTAAGAAAGATGAATCAAATACAAAGTATTGGTCATTTTGTTAGAACTTCAAGTGGTTATAGAGTGACAGCACCAGAGGGTTATGTTGCAGTTGATAAAGTTGCAGGTGCAGTTAAACTAGTTGATAGATTAGAATTTAGTAGAACTAACTTTACATTACCAAAAGGTTGGAACTAATGAGAACTATACCAGATACAATTGATTTAATTAAAAAGAAACTAATAGGTGTACTAGATTGTTATTATTCAATATGTGAAAAATATGGTGGCCAGATTGGCGCTTGGGCGTGGCGTAAAAGATGGTGCAACCGACAGAAAGGTACAGGTTATAGAAAGTGAAGTTTGTAGAAAGATTTTTAAGAGAAGTTAAAGGTGGACCTTGGCAAATTATTATGATAGGTGGACCAGGTTCTGGTAAATCAACTTACTCAAAATATATTACAAAGCACTTTAACATACCACACATTTATACTGGTGATATGATGAGAGACTTAGCAAAGAAAGATACACCAGATGGTAAAAAAGTAAAAGAGTTATTAGACCAAGGTAAATTTGCTCCAACAGAAATTGTTATGCGTGAAGTTATGAATAGATTAAAACAACCAGACGCAAGAAACGGATATGTGTTTGATGGTTTTCCTAGAAGTATGGAACAAGTTAGAGCAATGGATAAAAATAATATAGAACATAACTTTATTATTAACTTACAAGTATCTGAACAAGAAGTAATTAAAAGATTAACTGCCAGAGGTAGAGCAGATGATAAACCAGAGATTATAAAACAAAGATTAAGAGAACACGAAAAACAAGTAGGTCCTGTTATCAAACATTATGAAGACCAATTAATAAATATTAAGGCTGAGGGTGCAGAACCGGAAGTTATTGCAAATAAAATAATTAAAAGAATAGAAAGATGAAAACATTTAACGATATAAGATTTCAAGATTTAAAAGAGGGTTTATATGACCCTAATATCTTCAAGGCATTTTTTCTTGCAGGTGGTCCAGGTTCTGGTAAAACATTTGTGACTAGAAGTGCTTTTGGTGGTACAGGTTTAAGAATGATTAACTCTGATAATGCCTTTGAGGTAGCGTTAAAGAAAAATAATCTTTCACTAAAAATGCCTGAAGATGAATCAGAGGCAAGAGATATTGTAAGAGCTAGAGCAAAAGCAACAACAGGTAATATTATGGACTTATCAATCAAAGGTAGATTGGGTATGGTTGTTGACGGAACTGGAAGAGATTACGATAAAATTAAAACTCAAAAGGCAATGTTAGACCAATTAGGTTATGATTGTTATATGATATTTGTAAATACAAGTTTAGATGTTGCATTAGAAAGAAATTCTAAAAGAGAGAGAAGTGTTCCAGAATATATTACTAGAAAATCTTGGGAACAAGTGCAATCAAATATAGGTAAGTTTCAAAATTTATTTGGTATGGGTAATATGGTAATCATTGATAATAGTAAAGATGACAGAGAATTGACAACTATAATTATGGATAGATGTAGTAAAGCAGTTAGAAGATTATTAACAAATAAAGTTAGGTCATACACAGCAAAAAGATGGATGGCCACAGAGAGAAAATTAAGAAGAAGATGAGAACGTTTAAAGAATCTATAATTGATATACCGAGAAGGACTTATGCGAAACCAGTTTTTGATGACGCAGATACGCCTAATCCTAAAATCAAAGATAGTGTAAAGAAACAAATTGCTGACCAATTAAAAGAATTTGAGTCCGAATATCCTGTTTTAAAAACTTCACTAATAGGTTCTATACTTACAAAAAGATATAGAAATGACGCAGACTTGGACATCAATGTATTGTTTGATGTGCCTGCTGATAAGCAAGACGCAGAAAGAGAAAGACTTTCTAAAAAATATTTGTCTGCTAAAAATCCAGATAATATTCAAGGTAAATTAATACCTGGTTCTAAACACCCTATCAATTATTATTTTATTACAGACAAAAAAACTTATGATGACCAGAATAAAAAAGCAGACGCAGTATTTGATATTGAAAGTAATAAATTTGTTAAAAGACCAGAGGACTTTACGTTTGATGTAAGCGTATATATTAAAGACTTTGAGAAAAAAGTACAAGAGTTAGATGTTATCAAAGGTGAATTGAAAAGAGATATTATAGATTATAGAGAACTAGAAGAGTTAGAACCTAATGATATTTTAAATTTACAAGATAGAATAAACGATAAGTTAGAAGAGATAGAAGATAGTATCCAACAAATTGTAAAAGTAGGTGATGGTGTTGACGCAGATAGAAGAGCTGCGTTTGATAAAGATATGTCACCAGATGAGATACAAAAGTTTGGTATCAAGAATAGACTACCTAAAAATGTCATCTATAAAATGCTAGAAAAATACCACTATCTAAACTTTTATAAGAAGTGTAAAAAGATTTTAGATGATGGTAAAGTAGATGACAAAGAAATAGATGATTTAGAAATGCACGAAGCAAAAGGTAAATCAATTGCATTTAGTTTTGGTAGATTCAATCCACCTACAACTGGTCACGAAAAGTTAATTAATAAAGTGGCAAGTATTAGGTCAGATGATTACAGAATTTATTTAAGTAGAAGTCAGGATCCTAAAAAGAATCCATTATCACCTAGACAAAAACTAGACATAATGAAAAAAATGTTTCCTAGACACGCAAGAAATATAGAAATTAATAATACAAATATGATATTAGATATTTGTACACTACTTTACAAAAAAGGTTATACAGATATAACTATGGTTGTAGGTAGTGATAGAGTAAGAGAATTTGATACAATAATTAAAAAGTATAATGATGTAAAATCAAGACACGGATATTATGACTTTGATAATATTAATATTGTATCTGCTGGCGAAAGAGACCCCGATGCCGATAATGTATCAGGTATGTCAGCAAGTAAGATGAGAGCAGCTGCTTCAAGTAATGATATTGCTAGTTTTAAAAGAGGACTACCAAGAGGTGTTGACGCAAATGCTATTATGAAACAAGTAAGACAAGGTATGAATTTAGCCGCTCAATACACAGGCGAGACTAGAGAAGTTGTACCATTTAAAGACTTTGAACACCAACAAATAAGAGATTTGTATATTAGAGAAATGATATTTAATGTAGGTGAAAAAGTTAATTATATTAAAGAAGATGTACAAGGTACCGTTAAAAGAAAAGGTACAAACTATGTTGTACTAGAAGATAATAAAAATAATTTACACAAAGCTTGGATATGGGATTGTGTACCTATATCGGCAGATAGAGAGGTAGACGTGAGGGAATATAACCTAGACGTTGATTATGGATTTGAGGCAGTATCAGAAGCTTCTAAAGCACATACTGATAGACTTGCTCAAGATAAAGATGTGAAAGATAAAAAAGGAACTCAACCTAAAAAGTATTATAGTGGACTAAAAAAAGATGTTAAAGATAAACGAGCTAGCCATTTTAAAGGCAAAGACACAACCAAAAATGACAACGAACCAGCACCTGGAGATAAGACAGCAAAGACAAGGCCTAGTAAGCACACGAAGAAATTTAAGAAGATGTTTGGAGAGTTATATAACGAACTCAAAACAAAAGTTGAAAGTACAGACATTGGTAACGACTACTATAAACACACGTCAACCATAACACCAGGTGAGCCAGATTATCCAGGTTTTGAAAATCCTACTTACAAACCATCACAGCCAGGTAGTGGTGATAACCCTAAAATCAAAAGAGTAAAAGGTTTCCTAGAGAGAGAAACAGATAAACCTACTCAAAAAGAAGTAAAAGAATGGGCGGCTTCAGAGTCCACAATGAATAAATATAGGGAACGATACAAAGAACAATGGGAAGCAAAGCTTAAAGAGGCTGTTGCTAAAATGATAGAGAGAATTTAATGAAGAAAGTAAAAACGTTTAAACAATACGATAATATTGACAAAGCCTGTGAAGATGTAATTTATGAACACGAATTAGAAGGCATTGAAGAGGCTATGTATCAAGGTAAAAAGGTCAAACTTAATGACCCAATACGTGGTGGTAGTAAGAAATTTTATGTATATGTTAGAGACGGTGATAAAATTAAGAAAGTATCGTTTGGTGACACAACAGGATTAAGTATCAAAAGAGATAATCCAGAAAGACGTAAATCTTTCAGAGCAAGGCACAATTGCGATAATCCTGGTCCAAAAACAAAAGCTAGATATTGGTCTTGTTACCAATGGAGAGCAGGAGCAAAGGTAGATAACTAATGAGCAGATATAGAAAAACAATGTCAGAGGCAATGGCTGAGGTAGAACTAAACGAAGTTGGTTACCTACAATCAAAACTAAACGACAAACAAATTCAAAACATAAAAAAGATTTGGCAATTTAAAACTAAATCAGATGTCACACCAGCAGTTAAAAAAATGATTGCAAATATGGATGTGCCAACTCAACTTGCAATTAAAGACGCAGGTATCAAACATATTTCAGATTTAATTGAAGGAAGAATGTCAGATATAGACGCAATGAGAAAACAAGGTGCGTCAGCGGCTAAGATTGCAAAAGAATTAGGTCTTAATATTAAAGCAGTCAAAGCAATATTAGGTGAAGAAGATGGTGACTCTGCTCAAGACGCTTCAGATGAAAAACCACCTAGAGAAAAAATTAAAGAAAACGTAGAGACTTGGGCTGAAGCTGCTGATGAAATGGACAAAAAGAAAAAGAAAGATGATGTAGCACCAGATTCAGAAGCGCAATCAGCGACAGAAAAAACAGATGACAAAGAAAAATTAAAACAACAAGTAGACCAAAAACAAGCAGAGATTAATAGATTAAAAGCACAAAGAGAAACAGATAAAGCCAAAGTTGCTAAAAAAGAAACTGAAAAAATGGTAAATCCTGAAACAGGTGAGCCATTACTTCAAGTTGGTATTGCGTATAAACATATGCGTGATAAAATGAAAAGAGAAAAAGAAGAAGTTAAAGAAGAAGAAATAAAAGAATTTAAAAAAATGAAAGTTACCATACAAGATATGGATAAACGAAAGAAAGCAATCGCAGATTTAATGAAACAAAATTTAGGTGTTTCAGTAAATGGTGGTGTAATTAGAGTTGATGGTAAAGGTAAAGATTTAAATAACTTTGCAAAAGACTTAATGAACTTTTATGGTGCTAATGTTGTTGCAGAGGAAACAATTGAAGAAGGTATCACACCTCAAATGATTGCAACTCTTAAAAAAGAATACGAACCTTTTAGAGGTAAAAAGATTTCAGCTGCTAGAGCAAGACAACTTATGAATATTTTAAATAAGTTTAAAGATTCTGATTTACAAAAATTAGGTAAAGAAAATATACCTTTTATTTCAAGTGGTTCAAGAAGTAAACTAGCCGTAAGAAATATGAAGTTTACGGTAAAGAATATTGAGTTTGGTGAAGAACTAGACGAAGAAATGTTTGAAGCTTGTTGGACAGGATATAAACAAGTTGGTATGAAGAATAAAGGTGGTAAACAAGTACCTAATTGTGTGCCTGAAGAATTAAATAAAGATGATGAGAAAGTGATTAAAAAAGTTAAAGATATGTTGAAAGGCGCTAGTGATAAACACGCCGCTCAAGCAAAAATGATTGATAAGGCATTAAAAAATGAAATGAAAAAAGATGACGCTTACGCAATAGGAATGGCACAGGCTAAAAAGGTGATGAATGATGAACCACCTTTACAAAAGAAAACAATTAAAAAAGGCCACGAAATTGCAGATAAGATTTTGAAGAAAGACGAAAATGCTATGTCATTAGCAGATATAGAGAGGTTGAAGAAAAAAGGTATGAAAATAAAAAACGAAAATCATCCTGCTAGAGAAGTCTATGAGAGTATAGCGGCAGTAAGAAAAAAAGCAGATAAATCTGGTATGCCTTATTCAGTATTGAAAAAGGTATATGATAGAGGTATGGCAGCTTGGCGAGGTGGTCATAGACCAGGTGCAACGCAAGTACAATGGGCTTTAGCTCGTGTTAATTCTTTTGTCACTAAATCAAGTGGTACTTGGGGTGGTGCAGATAAAGATTTAGCAAAAAAAGTAAAGGGTAGTTAAAATGGGTTATTTAAAAAACAAACCTGGTAGTGTTGAGGAAGCAGTAAGAAATTTATCTAAACATACTGAAGATAGCGAATACCAAAAGATGTTCAAAAAAGAACTAGAAAAAACTGGTAAAGGTTTAGCTTCTATGTCAGATGTTGAAAAGAAAAACTTTTTTAATATGATTGACAAAAAGTATAAAAAAGAATCAGATGGTAATGGTACTACTATGACAGGTATGAAGAAGACTAAAGTAGAAACTGAACCAAAAATCAACTATAATAAGTAAAAAAACGCTTGCCATATGCCTTCCATATGTTATAGTATAAGTATGAAAGGACAACACTATGAAAAAAATATATTGTGATATGGATGGTGTTCTTGTTGACTTTGTAAAAGGCGCTGAGTCTCTTACAGGTAAATCAATTACAGATTGGTCTAAAGGTAGTAAGTCCGAAAAATGGGGTATGATAAAATCTAACCCTAATTTTTGGCGAGAGTTACCTTGGATGTCAGGTGGTAAACAACTTTGGAATACTTTAAAAAGGTATGATGTTGAAATACTATCTGCTTATGTAGAAGATACTTACGACAAGAATTGTATACCAGGAAAAAGATTTTGGGCAACCAAAAACCTAGGTATATCATCAAATAGAATTAATTTAGTTAAGCGTGTACAAAAACAGCAGTTTGCTAAGAAAGACGCAATACTTATTGACGACTATCCTAAAAATGTAAATGAGTTTAGAGCCAGAGGCGGACAAGGTATTGTTCACAATGGTGATACTTCAAGAACTTTGAGACTTCTTAAAAAGATGATGTAATATGTTAATTAAGAAATACGATTTAAAGTATGACGTTCAAAAATTGTGTTCAGAATTAAATACCTTATTCCCCAAAAAAGATTATAAATGGCACAACGAGTTTCCTTGTAGAAAAGGAACTTGGTACTATAATATATACGACAATCAATTACCAAAACATATTGAAAATGCTATTAATGAAAGTATTGGTGTTAAGATTAAACCTTTCTCATTTTTATGGGACTGGAATTGTACAACACTAGAACTAGAACCACACAAAGACGATTACGCAGCCGCTACGGCAGCTCACACAAAAGGTCAAAGAGAAGAATACATATCACATTTTGATGATAGAGTATTTGTATCAGACGCAAAAGATTCTGGTAGAAAAGATAAATCGGCACCTTTAAATGTAGTTGTTGGTTTACAAAACTATACAAGAACTGAAATATTAAATGAAAAAACTGGCAAGTGGGAAAGTATGACCTACGGACCAGGTGAAGTAATATTTTTTAACAACGAAGATTATCTCCATAAAGTATTCGTAGTAGGTGAAGATAAAGAGACCGTACCTAAATGGTCTCTCAATTGTTATGTAGACCATAGCGAAGTCACCGACCCATTATTTTGGGACAAAGACTAATTCCCTTATAAATATTGGTACATATTAAGAATTGAGTACCAATAATTTAACTTAAAGGGAGAGAATACTATGTCATCTTGGAGTAATACAGA